AACGGTTGTTAACGAATTTCTTAGCATATCTAGTCATTATACCTTTGATAGGTGTAAAGTTGAATGGGTTATACATTGTAGGTGTCAATTGAAGAGGTACATACGGTGCGTAGATGTAACCAGTGTCCAATAGAGACGTTCCTTTGTGACCAATTAACACTTGGTTAGGTGGGAAGTAAGGATCTCTATAAACTTGGTATCTACCAGCTAATGTTCCAACTCTTTCAATACCCATATTGTATTGATCTTGCTCCGGAGAAGCGTTAGATACGTGGAAGTATTCTAAGTCATCAAAAATTGCAGAAACTTCAGATGAAACAACAATCCAGTTTGCACCACCTCTCAAAGTAGATTTGTGGATTTGTGCAGACAATTGGTTGATTGCTGTAATCAAAGTTTGGTTCCAGTCTTTTTGAGTATAAGAAGTTGTTAAGTTCAATCTTCTCCATCCGTTGTAATCCCATCTTAGATTCCAAGCAGCACCTTTTCTCAAATCTCTCAAGATTTCTCTATCAATTTCAGCAGCAACTTGTTCTGACAATAAAGCAGTTAATTCAGCTTCAGCGTCAATATTATGGAATGCAGCAACGTCTTGTGCAAGTTCTGGAGACCATTGAGCTCTTAATTTTCTTTCAGTTACAGAAACTGTTACTGACTCAAGATCAAAAGAAACCTCACCAATTTGGTCTTCAAATTCCAAGTTTTTGTATCTTTTCCATACAGCAACAAATGGTGAGTTACCTTCAGTTGGTAAATTGCTTGTAATTTCATTAATTGTAGTTCCTGTATAACCATCTAATGAAGACGCGTTACAATCAGCACATACAGGACATTGTAAATCAACTTCTAAATAGATACATCCTTCAAAGTCACAAATGTCATTAAATGAACCACCATTTCCAGTTCCTGGGAATGTAGTTTGGAATGTTGTTGATGTTGGTTGAACAATTCCTTTACCATAAATTTGTGTAACAACTCTAAATAATAATGGAACTACATTACCTTGAGAATCTGTAATTACATTACAAGGTAAATTTTCAGTATCTAAATTTTGTGTGTCAGCAACAATTTTTAAATCAGAAAGGAACGATTCAGTGTCAATTTCAGAACCATCAGGTCCAATTAATTTACCAGTACCAGCTTGTGCAAATCCACAAAGTTTAATAATTATTTTTCTAACGTTTTCACCATTGTACTCAGTTGTAGCAGGTGCTAAAGTACCACCACTCCATACTTGCGCAGTCGCATATCCGGTTACAGCAGTAAATTGACCTTTTGAGTAATCAAACAATCCTGGAGGGTCTAAACCTGCTTCAGAACCTTCATAAAATAAATCATAAAGATTTTTATTAAATGCATTGGTATTTGGTGGGTAACCAGCGTTAATATCTGGGTTTTGATAATTACCTGGTGCCCCAATTGGCGCATAGTGTGTATTATCAGTATTGTATCCTTGGATACGAGGTACGAAGTAGAATAATTTACCAATTGGTAAGTTCATAGCTTGTACAGAAACGATGTCGTTTGCTAACAATTTAGAGAAAACTCTTCTTACGATTGGGAAAACAACAGTTTCAAAAGCCCCGTTTGAACCTTCTGAAGTCGCTTCGTTAATCAAGAAAGATGCTTGGTTTTCATACAACTGTGCAACATTTTCTTTTAGGTGGCCTTTAAGACCTTCTAGGAACCCTAATTTGTCCCATTTGTTAATTGTATCTTCTTTAATAACTTTAAGGTGTTTAAGACCGATGTTACCAACAAGACCTGATTCTAATAATGCTCCCATTTTTTATTTTTTTTAGCTTTATTTTATTTATGTATATATAAATATACTTGACTTTTAAAAAAGTTTATTTTTTTTTATTTTTATTTAATTTTACTCATTAAATCTTTCATTCTTAAGAATTGTGGATTTTCATAAGTTTTTGATTCAATCAAATTAACAGCTGAACCAGTAGATGGAGTTTTAATAACATTTCTCTCAATAGATTCGTTAATTGTATTGTCTCCTTTTGATCCACCAGTTAATTCATTTTTAATTGATCTATAAAGATTTTTAGATTCTTTTAAGTTTTCAACATTATCAAATCTTTTTAAGATGTTAATCTTTTCTTGTTTTGTTGTTGAATGTTCAGTAAATAATCTAGTAGCATAAGCTAAATTAGAGTTGAATACCGCAACTTCATTTAATTTATTTCTAAATACATCAAGTGCTTGTTTGTACTCTTGATTTTTACCTCTTAAAACTTTTAATTCCTCAATACTTTCTTTTCTTAGATGTCTTGGAGCAGTTCTTGGTTTATCTAAACCATTTCTTCCCCATCTTTTACCAGAACCAAGAGTTCTTGAAGCTTCTTTAGTTTCAACCTTTTTTATTTTACTATGTTTAGGCATACCTTCTTTGTATTCAAATTTTGCTTTTCCGGTTCCCATTGTTTTGTTAACTTTTCTTTTAACAGTTTTGAAACCACCACCCATATTAGGTTTTTTGTCGTATTTGAATTTAGACGCGCTGCCCATACCAACACCTTTAGCTTTAAATTTTGAGGATTCTGCAATGTACTCATCTTCAAACATTTCGGGCTCAAAATCTCCTCCATCTTCAAACATTTCGTATTCTTCCATATCTTCATACATTTCAGTTCCAAATTCATCTTCTTCCATATCTTCATACATTTCAGTTCCAAATTCATCTTCTTCCATATCTTCATACATTTCAGTTCCGAATTCATCTTCTTCCATATCTTCATACATTTCATCTTCATCAGATACTTCTAATTCATAGATTGTACCTTCAGAAAAAATATCATCAACATCTGATGTACTTAATTCGTCTTCATCTTCGTCTTCAAACATTTCAGAATAATCATCTTCAAACATTTCATCTTCTTCCATATCTTCAAACATTTCAGAATAATCATCTTCAAACATTTCATCTTCTTCCATATCTTCAAACATTTCATCTTCCATTTCAGATTCGCTAAGTTGGATTAGGTATTCTGTATCATTGTTTTCGTCATCAATGTGTAACATATTATCGTCTTTTACTACGGTGATTCCATCAGTATTTTTCATTCTTTTAAATACCTTAAATAATTCAGCGTCTGATGCTTGTGTCATATTAATTGGTTCTACTTCTTCAGTATCATCAACATTTTCTATTTCGTCACCTTCAGCATAATCATTATCTTCATCACCAACATTATCAGTATCTACTTCCTCATCTTCCGAATCGGTAGCATCAACATCTTCTAAATCAGCTTCGTCACCTGACTCAGCATCAACTTCAACCTCTTCGTCTTCTTCGTTAAGAGATTCTTTTACTAAAGATTTGATTTCTTCCTTCATTGTAGAAGAAAGTATTCCTTGTGCATTTCTTTTTAGTGACTCCTCCAAATTTTTAATTTGTAATAAGGTGTCTTCTACTAAATTTTCTTTTTTAGACATTTATCTTTTTTGTTTACAATATAAATATTGACATTTTTCAAAAAAATCGTTATTCTAGTTGTTTCTAGTAAAAAAAATAAAAATAAAAAAAGGGTAACCAATTTGATTACCCTTTAATTTTTAATTAAAAAAAACTTTTTACTCTATTACTTCATCAATTTTACTTTCAGTAATTGAGGTTATTCTCCAGTCCATTGTATAGTTTTCATAAACTTTTGTTACTTTGGCCTCAACATCAGTTGGTGTATAACCCAAAACCAATTTTTCTTCTTTAACTTTTTTTACTCTACCAGATTCATTATCTAAAAGATCTGTTGAGATTTTTGCTACAAAATATTTTTCTCCTTGTTCCATAAATTATTATTTTCCCAAATAATCGGACAATCTTTTCATTAAGTCAAGTGATTTATTACCACTTTCACCAACATTTCTTTCAACAGCCATTTTCTTTTCTTCATCTAAGTTTTCTTCAAATTTCATCCTATCGTCTTTATTTAAAAATAAATAAGCTCCAGGTGTTGATGGTGATGATACAAGGTCAAAACAAATTAACTCAAAATCATCTTGTACTTCATTTTGGTCTCCAACCTTTTTTAATGAACCAACACCACGAGAAGAAATACCAAGAGTAACGCCTTGTCTAAGATAGTTTGCTGCCATATCACCTTTTGTTGATACAATACCTCTTTCGTGAAACCCAGGACTTGTTAATAATTTTAATTTACCAAGTAATACTGGTCCATCCCACCAAACATCAGTAATAATGTGTGATACACGATCAAGATCAATAAGGGAAGATTCTGGGTGATTTAACTCAGATAGGGCAGTTCCCTTCTCAATCATTTTTTTGTAATTTTCCGATTCCCTTTTTAATATCTTTTCTGGATATACCCTACCATTCCTATTTGGTGTGTTGTACTTTTGTAATACAGCATAAAACTCAAATGGTTTAGAATAATCCAAAAAGTTTTGAGATTCCATTATGTGATGGTTATTTGTACTCCTTGGATTTATATAACCGGCATCATATTCAATAAGAATCCCCTTTCCAGTTTCGTTTGGTCCTAATATTCTCATATTTATTTTTATTAATAAATACTAAACTAATTCGGTTTTTACTTTAATAGGTTTAGAATTTCCATTTTTGGTCAAATAAAACTTAAAATATTCATTCCCAATTAAAACATCATTATAAATTTCTTTTGTTAATTTCTTTAAAGATTTTTTTAGTTTTGTTGATTTAAAATCAATATCTTCAATTAGATATAAATTTATTTCCAGATTCATAAAAGATTTCTTTTTTAACTGTAATCCACTTGTTCTTAAATCTAAATCAACAATAAATTTTTCATCAAAAAAATCTTTTTCTAAATTTTCATAGATTGAATGTTTTACGGCTCTTGTTAAATTTAAAACAACTCTTGTCCAGTTCTCAACTTCTATTTTTGGTTCCGCCCAGGTTTGAATGTTTAAATAAAGTGATTTGAAATTCTTTGAATCCACGGTTCCATAATGGACTTTACTTGTTCGGAACCCGGTTAATTTTGCGGTCTTACCTTTTTTCATACTAATTTTTCATACTACTATCGTTTATTTTTATTAATATTAGAAAAAACTTATATATTTATCAAATAAATCATAAAAATATGTTAATAGTAAATGTGGACAAGAAGGGTGGTATTGAAAAGGCTCTTAAAGAATTAAAAAGTAAAGTAATTAAAACAAGACAAAATTCTTTATTAAATAATAGAAAAGAGTTCACAAAAAAATCAGTTAAAAAAAGACAACAGAAAATTAAAGCAATTTATGTTCAAAA